AGCAAAAGATTACCACTCGTAGATGCATCATGAATACCAATTGCAACCACGGTAACGGCTGGCATATTCACAAAATCTATATTTGCACTGTTTGATGTTTCGCCATTAGAGGCTGCAGTAAATGCAGCAGATTGACGAGCATATGAGCCACCGCTAATCTCTGTGCCGCCGCCAGCATCACCAGGGGCAACAGAATACAAACCAACATAAACGGCTGCTGGCTTAGTAAATGTTGTTGTGCCAAGAAAATGATCAAGTAATTTATTTTCAAGATAATTAGAAAGATTACCAGCCATTGTTTATGCCTCCAAATTATTATAGTAGAATTCTTTTTCTTCGTCACTAGGTAATCTAAAGTTAGGAAGCTTAAGTAACCACAGTGCCTCTTCCGAATCAAGTTCAGCCATTCTATTATCTTCTTTGCTAAATCTTAAACCGGAAGCTGTTTGGTATGCAACACCGCTTTCAAAATAAATTAAAAGTTTTCCATTTTTAACAACAGGCTCTGCGGGGGTTTCAACTTTTTTAATTTTTTTCTTTTTTTGTGTTGAAAGAACATCTTCCGATGTAACAACATTATTTTCGTTTTCGCTCATACACCAATCCTATCATGTATTAATGAATAAATCAATCGTATCCTATGGATAGTTTTATCCCGTATGCTAACACGGCGGGGAGAATGTTTCTCTCCCCGCCGAGCTAACCGTTATACCACTATTAGAGTGTGCGTAGTTTAACGTTCTTGGCAAAGACCACTGAAGAAAGCTCTTCAATCTGACATCCAAGCCGCATAAATTGCGTGTACTCAATTGTGTCTGTCTTTGGCTGGAACTGACGGTACACTGTGATATCTCTGTGCAGACCCACAATCTTATTATTGGGGAATGACAGTTCAATATAACCGTGAGAGCCGCTAGCGCCAGAATAGTCACCAGCAACACTCTGCGGGTGGAGTGGAATTTCCACTAGCGGAATGCCATATGGCGCAAGACCTGTTGCACCAGGACCACCGTTTGCACGGACTGAACCCTGGAAGAACGCTTGCTCACCAAATGTTGAGCCAGGAGCCGGAGCGCCTGCTGTTGCAGCAGTTGCAGAGTTTGGATTCTGCAAGCTAAATGCAACATCCTGAACCAAGCCGGGACCAGACCAGAATCTCAACTCGTTACGCTTCTGCAAATACTTTGTTGGCATATTGCGCAAAATTCTGTCAAATGTTGCACGGCTAATATTGTTACCGCCTTCATCGACAACTGTTGCCCCAGCAAGAGTCAACTTGACGAAACCATCAAGCGCCTTGAGAAGAGCATTGGACGAAGATGTGTTGCCATTGATCAACAAATCATCCAAGTCATTGGCTGTTTGACGAGCCATAACTTGAGCAATGTGATCTTCCAGCGAAGCACCCTCGATATTATCCTCAAGAGCCTCTGTGCTCAGCGCCCAGTCGAGACGCAGCTTAACAGTAGAAATTGAAACTTTAGTAAACGTAACAGCTGCGTTAGAGCCATCATTTGTTGCTTCAGTTGCCTTACGCATCAATTGAGTGCCAACATTCAACTTGTCAATTTCCATTTGCGGAGTGCGCATGCGCACAATCCTTGCATTCTTCATCAGAACGGACTGATCCACGACATAATCTAAAAATCGGTTGGACTGCTCGGGCTTGAGTATGCCACCGCTTGCATTGCCAACTACGCTCGTAGTAACTTCGTTAGCCTTAGCAAGAATTTCTTCTTGTGTTGCCATAGTAATTATTCCTCCTTAACTTATGACTTATAGCCCAAGGAGCTAATTAATCCTTGTGGCAAGTAAACATTGTTCCAAAATGGCATTTCTGGCTGAGACTTAATTAACTCCTCAGCCTGCTCGTCCTCTTCCGGATCAACACTCTTCTTTACAGCACCAGCTTGAGCGAATTCCTCAACCTTGGCTGTTTGTTCTGCAAGAGCCTTCTCTGTTGCTTCCAACTTTTGAGAAACCTCTTCTTTTTGAGAATCAAAACCCTTTACAATCTCATCAATCTTAGCCGCAACATTTGCTTCAACTTCAGCCTTAAACGAAGTAGCAAAGTCACTAAGCTTTTGATCGATGACGGAGCCGAGAGTTTCTTTTAATACCTCAATATCCATTTCTTCCTCCATCTGATCATTTTTCACTTCGGCTTCAATTGAAGCTTCCGCTTGCTCACTTTTATCAAGTGAATCATCCCCTGGTTGATCTGTAAGCCAAGAGATAAACTTTTTTACCAATGACAACTTTTCGGATTCTTTGTCAATAGTATTATCCATAGGTATCACTATACCATAATTTTCATCATTAAGCAACGAATCCTTATCAATCATATCAGCCTCCATTGTTTCTGGTAGTTCGTTATAAACACTGTCTAGCAGAAAGTCCAGGAGTTCTTGATTATTGTATTCTAAAGCTTCTGTTTCAATCTCAAGAAGAAAATTTACAAGCGCCTCTTCTGCTTCAATTTGATCTGTATCGACTCCTTTATTTGCTTTCTTTTTAGAATTTTCATATCTTTGAAGCAAGCGCCTTCCTTTTGCCGCAAGCCTTGCTGCGGCTGCTGCATTAGACGGTACTGGCTCCCCCCAGGCAGCGGCTGAAAGAGCAAGCCTTGTTGGTTGCCCGTTTGGTTTCTTCATTGGACCAGAAGGGTTTGTAAAAAATCTTGTTAAGAATGAACCCTTTCTGCGCATTTTTTCTGGAGTGTCTGCTGCGCCTTTAACTCCTGGCTTAAGATTTGCACCTTCCTTTTGTTTAAAGTGCCTGCGACCTGCGGCAGTCAGCCCACCCTTTGGGTCTTTAATTGGTTGTTTCTTTTCGACATCATCTCCGCCAAGAACGTAATCAAATACGCCATCCTCAGCTTTCTTGATTAGATCAATAACAGCAACTGCATTTGCGGGGTTATCAACAAGGCTTAATTCACCAAGATCATATTGTTTAATTACATTAACCGGTTTTCCATTATGAACTTTATTTTGCATTATTTCTTTCCTAATAATTTTTCCACCAATTGAAAACGCACGCAATGTTCCATCAAGCACTTTTTGCCACGTATTTTCTGCACCTTTGGAAATATATGCTTCTACTTGAATTGCATTATATTCTTCCCCGTCAGCCCCGCGTATTTTAATTGGTTTATGACTAATCGCCTTACCAACCGCAATTGGAGCATGCATTTCACGAATATTCCCCTGCCAGCTATTGAAAGCAGTAAGTGATGCATCAAAATCAACAACATCACCAGCTTTATCAATATTATCGGCGGTCGCAATACCAGAAATAATTCTCTGTTCTTTCTTGACCATATCGATTGGGAAAGATAAATTAAAGTCAGTCATAGTCCAATTTTAGTTTAATAAACAATCTATTATACAGCAAATCAGCCAACTGCAAAGACCGCAATGGTTACACCTGCTGTTATAACTTGAAATTGGGTATAGTCACCCTCAACCTTAACATAATCCTTATTTGCTGGAATTAAAACCTGATGTGGACCACCATTAAGTTTAATAACTGCATTTGTAGAAGCATGTGTGTTGAGAAAGTTAATACTTGTTGTATGACCAACAAGGGTTACAGTATTTGCCGTACTGTCAACGCCAGCATTGGAATAAACAATTCCCATTCCGCTATTCATTCTGCACCTCCTGAATTATCTTGATTTTGCCCGCGTTCAGCTTGGTCCCCAAACTGCCTTGGATCTGTGGATTGCCCCTCAGAATCTGCTCTAGATTTCCTAGGAGCAATTGTATCATTATTAGAATTACCAAGCGGAGCCCCCGAACCATCCTTTTCCTTTTTTGTCGGGAAAGGCAGCGGTATATCGCCATCAGACCTTTCTGGCAAGCCCAGTGAAGACCGAACCTCATTTGGTGTAATAACTTCTGTTCTAAGATATCTGTCATTAATTCTAGACTGAATATCTTCATCTACAAGATCTATACTTCTAAATTTAATAGTGAATAGGTCTGTAAACTCCGCCATAACTCTATTAAGTCTTTTTTCAATTACAGATTGGTCTGGGGCAACAACCTGCATTTTAAATGTTTTATCTGCATCTCGAGAAACAGCAAGGTTTGCATTATCATAAACTCCAACTTTTGGAGCAGGAACTCTATTGGCAACTAAAATTTCATCCCTATTTGATTTACGATATTTATCAAACGATGCATCTTGTATTCCCGCTTCTAATTTTTCAAATTTAATATCACTATCAGCACCAATTGAAGCAGGGATTGGAATAACAAGAGTACCGTGATTTCTACCCTTAACTTCTTTTCTAAAATAATTAATTAATTCTTGCTTTGACTTATTACTAAGTTTTGCACCTTTAAGAATTATAGCATACCGAGGAATAGCTTTATTCTCAAAATAATCAATATTGTATTCTTTTGCAAATTTATCGCCCACAATTGCAGCAGCAGCAGACACTGCAGAAGGAATACCGTAGTACGTATTTTTAGGAGAGTAAATCTTAAAATGAATAATTTCATTTGGTCTTGAATCAGCGTTGATTGGGTCCGGCGTTTCTTTGTCGTTGTAGTTTCTAAAGAAGACTGCCGAGATTTTATTACTTTTTGCGATTTGGACGAAGCCATCTCTTTTTCTCCTTACTCTCACAAGTGTTCCTGGAATATGACCCATATATCCAATTTGACCAGAATTATTTCTGCCAATCTCTAAATAGCCATTACCAATTGTTAAAACATCTTGCCAAACTTTAATCATTGTTTCAATAAAAGTTTCTTCAATATTTATATTTTCAAATATTTCTTCTAGTCTTTCTTTTTCATCTTGTAATTCTTTTCTAACTCTATACAACTTTTCTTCACTATCAGATACCTTTTCTATTCTTCTTCTTGCTTTGAGTGTTTCTGAAAATTGAAAACCAAGACCAACTGTATTCATTACTCTAGCAGTAACTGATGCATTATGAATTGCACTAGAATCAAATAAGTCAGATAAATTATTTAAATCATAGGGCGGATTAACTATATCATAAAGTGAATATCCATCAAGTGTCTCTGGGTCAACATATTTACTTTTGGTTCCGTCTTCACCAACAAATTTTTTAGAAAGTTTATTCAATTTTCTTTTCATTTTTGGAGATAATGAATTATAAGATATTTTTAAAAATGGATCTTCGGTTTCAACTGTTGATTCAAAAGAAAAATAATTAAGATCTTCTATTTCTTCATTAACAATATTTGTTTCATCTATATGTATCATTTTATTTTCCATACTACCTCTTTAAATTATCAAAAATGTCTTCATAAGGATCCGGTACTAGACCATTTTGAAATCTTTCAATTTGGTCTTCTCTTTCATTATTACTAACTTTTCTTGCACCGTGTATCCATGCTATTTCACCCTCATCGCTGCCGGTCCAATATTTTGCTGCTTCCGTTACTTTTTTTTCAATTTCCTTGTCATTAACAAAACCTTCTGCAGACAAGATATTGCCATCATCTGATAGGGGTTTCCCATCTGGCATAATCCAAATGCAAACACCATAGGTTCTTGGCGGAACCCAGAGACGACTGTTTTTAATCAAATCATCATTCATTAAAACCATTGTACACTATTTTTATTAAAAAAAGAACAAAAATGGAGAATTAAGGTACAGCTTTTCCCAGTTTTTATTTAAACATGTCTATAGATGGTTCATTTTATAGGACAAGATCCAGCTGAACAATCATCAAAGTTGATTTCATGATTGCCAGCATTTTGTTGCAATGGTATTGAGAAATTGATTTTATTGATAACTTTAGTATATTCTTCTTCCGATATCTCCTCATATGGGGGAAGTGGGAAATTATGATCACTGTGCAGAAGAAAAGAAACAGATTTTACAGAGTTATCATAATTGCTTTCCAGCCATTTTTTGATTTCATTCAATTCTTCTTTTTTATAATATACAGTTACAGAAACAGCATTATCCGCCCAAACTGTTTGCATCTTTCTAACCCACTCAAGCTGTTGAATTGCTGTCATTTCATTTGCTAATACAGAACCATCTGGTGATTTACAGGGAAACTCTACAACATATCTAGTATGATCTTCTCTGCCATCCAACCCAACATCCCAAATTACCTTATAACCACGTTTTCTACATGCATCAACAAGTGGGTCCGACGCACCAAAACGAACTCTTCTTATGTAGTACTTTGCAAATGAAGGATGAATGCCGGGAGTCACGCCAGGTAATAGAGACAATGTTCCAGATGGCTGTACCGTTGTCAATCTAATTGATGGATTCCATCCTTTTTGCTTACTATACTGTTTATCAAATTTTTTTAGATTTTCGTATGTTTCTGACAACCAGGAGATTTTTTCTTCATTGCATTGAAGCATCCCAGTAATAGATTGCCCAAGTCTTGCATTTTTATTTACAAT